ACCAACGAATTGCACTCGTGAAGAGTTTGCGGAAAGAATTCCAGAAGTTAATGATGCAGCTACTTTCTCATCTAGTATCTGTGAAAAAATCTTTGCCCGTGCGTTAATTGTGTTTGTAGGTAATGCCATAATATGCTCCTGTTCGGGAGCACAAAAAAAACGGCTCCCTAAAAATATTGATAGACAATTAGATTGTCCTCAACGGTTTAGGTGCCGTTAATCCACTCCGAAAAGTTTTACAAGCCTCGGACTGCTTGACCTTAGATAATGCTAAGCCATTTATTAAAATGTATCATAAGACTTGCACGTTGTCAAGCCAATCCTGCACCTTTTCTCGCCAAGGCTAACAGTCTTTCTTCCTCACTTATCGTGTCGCCTCCGCTCTTTACTCCAAGGTCTTGTATGCCTGCCCTCTTCACAAACTCTGGATTCTCTTTGATAAAGCCTGCAATCTTTTCTGCTGTGGTCTCGCCTTCATACGCTCCGATTAGTTTAATCACTCGCTCAATCTTTTCTGGTGCGATACCTTGAACCATCGCCTCTGCTCGTGCTTCTGCAATCGTTGCTTTTTGCTTTATTTCAGCAAGCTCTGCTTCACGTTCAGCAAGTGCCTTTGCTGTTTTCTCTGCCTCGGTTAACTGTGCGTCCTGTAGCTCTTTTAATTTCGCAAGCTCATCAGCGTCCTTTACTCCTGCCTGTTTTAATAGCTCGCTTCTCGCCCGCTCTAATTCCTTAGCCACCCGTGCCGATATTTTGTCATTCAAATCTTTATCGGTATACTTTTTTTCCTCTTGCTCTACAACCGCCTCAATCGGTTCCACTGTAACATTTTCTGCTACTACTTCATCGGTTTTAATTTCATCAGCCATTTATGCCTCCTATTTGTTCACGTGCTACTTCACGTCTACGCCCTGTATCTTTCAAGAAGCTTTTTAACACCTCTTGCTTTTCCAATATCTTAGCCTTCTGCCCTTCCATCTTTGCTCGTCTTATTTCTCGCTCCAACTTCCGTTGCTCTTGGCTTTCTTCGTACACTTTCCTATTTTCTCGTTTCCCGTACGGTTGCCATGTTTTTTCCATGCCGTCTCTAAAAGGTGCCATCGTGTGCCTACAGTTTACTCCAAACAATCCTGCTGGCTCTCCGTAGCTCGTTTCGCTAAACGGTGGGTACTTTGTGCTTGTACCACTCAAGCTGTAAACCAGCCCTTGGTCTGCCTCGCATAACGGTCTTGCTCCAAGGTGTGATGATACCTCAACCAAATCCTCGCCATTCTCTTCGCAATATTCCATCTGTGCCTGAAAGGCTACCTCATTGCTTGTGCTTCTTACCAAAGTCTGTGCGTATGCTTCCGCAGTCCATTGCCTACCGCCTCGGTCTTGTATCAAGGGTAAGCCTTTGCCTATCCAGTTCTGGACAATCTCATCCATTGCCTTTCGTCCGCTGTATCCCAAAGCTTGCTTTGCTGTGGCCACGTTTACTATCTCGATATATTTTTGTCCCATGCCTTTAAGCATACCTTGGTATAAATTTTCAAGTTTGCCGTAAACTGTCCGCTCAAACAGTTTAAGCGTCCGCTCCATGTCTTTGTTGTTTATCATATACGGGATAGTCGCTTCTTTATTCGTGCCGATGATTTTCTCCATCGCCCGCTTTTGGATCGCCTTCTCTGTCTCGGCAATTATCGTGTCCATGTTTTTTTTAATAGCGTTTCTGTTTGCATCTTGTAACAGTCCAAGCCCTTGTAGTTTTTCTAGTTGCCATCTTGCCGTGCCTATGTCGCCCTTGTTTAATAACGTGAGTAAATTCTTAAGCATATCGCCTTGTATTTTCCACAAGAGTCGCTCATACTTTACCACGTTTTAGTTCCTCCTTAACCGCTTCCTGTTGCTCTAGTGTCAAAGATAAAATCTTTTTTTTTATAACTTGGTGCATCTCACTATAAGTCAAGAAGCCCTCCATCTTTAACCCTGTAATTTTATGTATCGCCCTATCTACTTTTTTTAGCCGTGTCATTCATCGCCCCACAATCCGACATCAACCACTGCCCGGCTATCTCGTATCTGTTTTGCTTTGATAACGGCTTCCTCTTCACTTAGTCCGTCTAGTTCAATAAGTGCATCCTCAAGTAGTCCAGTGCCTGCTTGTACTCGTGTGTTCCAATAATTAGCTCGTGAGTTTCTGTCCTCGATTACGCTGTCGTCCCAGTCGATATAATACTCCATGTTTGTTGTTTTAATTCCGCACTCAGCTCCGATTATTTTAAGACTGTCTAAAAAGTTTAGTATAGTGTAGGTCAAAGAGTTTTCAATGTTCTTTTTCATTCTGAAAGTCTTTGAGTTTTCGCTTATCACCTCGGTTGCTGTTTTCATGCTCTTGCCGTCAAGTGATAAAAAGCTATCACTACAACCGCTTTGTTTTGAAAGTATCGCAAGTAAAGTATTTATCGTCTGTGTTATCTCGTCAATCCGTAAATCAAAGTTTATCGCTGTAGGTTGCATACTCTCTTTTTCAGCGTCATCAAAGGCTACGTATACTTTTTCATTCTTGTCATAATATGCCATGCTCGGCTTGTCATTTTTACTCGATGGGAAGTGTCGCTGTAACATACTATGCCCGATAATTATCTTTCGCCCGCTTGTGATTATTTCCTCTGTCAAATAATCGCCTGCCATGTCTAACTGTTGTATAGTGTCTACTGCTGTGCCAAATATTGACATACCAAATGGAGAACCCATTGAAACAGAGTTGGCTACTGGTGTTTTCCAAACCTCAAACATCTTTGACGGAGCAATCCACAAACTCTGCTTTATTCCTGCCCGTGCTGGGTCTACCTTCCTATAGTCCTCATTGCCGATATTCTCGTACACTTCTAGGCTTATCCTGTAGCCGTCGTCCTCCTGCCTGTGTTGCTCTATAACTTTATACTCTTTGTCATCGTGTACCGTTGTTGATAAAAAGTCTGCTTCGTATACTCCTCGGCTGTCGTATGATACGGGAATAAAGTCCCCTGCCTGTACCCAATCTATAACAAGCTCGCCATCTTTCACAAGCCACTTCAATACGCCACTGCCTAAAGCTAAAGCGTACTCAAGCCATACCCTCGCATTCTCATTGAACCTGTTTTTATCCAGTAGCTCCCGTACATCATCATCGACCCCAAAAGTTGGAGGCTCGGCAAAGACTAAGCCAGCAAGCTCTTGACATAACATTTTACCGCCATTCATTAAAAATCGGTAGTTTGTTTTCTTGCCACTTAAACCTTGCGTTGTGTATGTTTTCCACTTCGGCTCGCCTGTGTAAATATCTCTCCAATAGTTTATTAAATTATCGCCCTCTACAATTTTCCTTGGTAACTTTTTACCAAACAGTTTTAGCCAAATACTCATTTATTCGCCTCCTCGTTTATAGACCTGTGCCATTGCGTACCTTACACAATCGATATGGTGGTCTTTCTGTCCCTCAGGATACGTGCTTATTATATCACCGTCTTTGTTTACTTCATAGTGATAGCCATAAAACTCCTCCCATGTTCTCGGACATAGTTCTTTGTTTATATGTATTGCTGTCAAACTCTGTAGCCACTTGAAAGAATACTCCCTATACTTTTTCGGCTTGTTCATTCTCCACCCATAGTTTATATAATCGCTTATACTCTTTGGCTCTGCTATGTCTGCACTTAATAAAACATTTAACTCGCTCGGGTGCTTCGGTTTCTCGTGATTGTAAAACTCCCATGTCCTGCTTGTGATATGCTCAAACAAAAGCTCGCTTGTTGCATCGTTCCCTTTTTTATAAGCGTGTAGCTCATCAAATATAAACAGCTCCCTCGTGCTAGGTTTATATGCCATGCCGACATAAGCCCATGGATCTGGATAATATCCCCAGTCAACTCCATGAAAGTAGTAGTCAAAACCGCTTCCGTCTCCATCCCACTCTTTCAGGTTTTCAAATACGTCCAAGCCAGTACCTGTCGTTTCGCCCATGTACTCGTTCAAGTACAGTCGTTCATTGGTCTTTTTAAGCCAGTTTGCATCCTCGATAAACTTATCACCAAGCCACGACTTGCGTATATCTTTATAGTTCGTTTTAAGTATAAGCCGTTTCGGTTTGTTTATCAATACTTCTTTATTGCACCAATTGTCCCTGTTTGTTGGTGGATTGAATGAATAAAATATCCAAAACTTATGACCACCTCGCCCGACCGATTGCGTGATACTTCGCACCTCGGCAGGTGTAAACTCTGTCAACTCTTCAAACCATAGTATGCCGATATAGCCTGTCTTTGTTTTAATCGATTTTATATTCCGATGGTCTTTTACTCCTTTGAATAAAATCCTTTGCCCTTGTGTTTCAATTCTCATGGGTGATACTGTCGCCTTGTAGTTAAGCTCTAGCATATCACAAGCCCACTGCATCTGGTCAAATACTGAGTCCCTCAGCGTGTTGTCTTTTTTCCTTAAACATAAAGCGTGTACATCTGGATTGGTCAAAAGTAGGTAGGCAATCATCAAAGATATTACTGATGATTTTGCAGATCCCCTCCCGCCGTAAAACATAAATTCTTTGTAATTCCCTTTTTCTAATTCCCGAAAAGCGTTATTGTAAACTGGTGAAAATAAATCGTTGCTATTCATCTTCTCCTAGCTCATCGATTAACTTTATCTCTATGCGTTGTGGTGTTTCGTTTATAACCTCGACCTCATGTCGGTCTTGCCACTTGAACCTCGCTTTCATATTGAATATCCACATTGCCGAATTTATCGGCTGTTCAAGTTTACCTAGCATTCCTGCCTGTCCTATTTTAGTCCACCATCTCTCCGCTAGTTCCCTTCCCTTTTTATAAGCGTCCGAAAAGTCTTTGTGTTCATTGCACCAACAATAAAAAGTATCTCTTGCTATACCAAGCTCAGCACAAACTTCTGCTACTGTTGCACCGCCGTTGAATAGGTCTAGCATAGTTTCGCACATCTCTTTTCTGTATTTTGTAGGTCTGCCCATTTTAGCCATTAAACACCTCCGATTGGTATTTTTATTATAGAGTTAAAATCGTTTTTCCTTCTAGAGCCCTTGTCTCTTTGCACAATTTTACTACCCCATTTTATTTTTATCAAGCCTTCCTCCGTTTTGTTTGCTAGAGATACCGCTGTCCTTTTTGAAACTGTCTGTTCTCCTAAAAAGACTTGCCCGCAGTTCTTATGGGATGCAAGGCAAGTTCAGTGTATGTATTATAGCATAGTGTCTACTTTTTCACAAGCTGTTTTATACCCCTTTATCTCACCAGTGCAAATAAATAATCGTC